GTAACTATGAAGATCAATACAATCTTTATCAGTCATCATTTTATTTCCCTACACTTTTCTTGTAAGAATTTTTTTTGTTTTTTAAGCATGTCATTTTCTTCCATTAGTTTTTTGTTTTCTTTTTCCTTTTCTTGTAACTTTAAGTTTAGTTGCTCCAACTCTATTTTCCATGGTTCGTACATCTAAAATTTCCTCCTTGTATTGTTTAATTGACATTTTGTTTTTGGTTGCTTGAAAACCTACATATTCATTAACTAACTTTGAGATCATTGATGCAGGTGATCTAAACTTTTGATTACAAAGTCCTTGTAAGACATCATAATCGGGTTTTCTTACTGCTACTGATTTAAATTTATTTGTATCCATGTTTTTTTAACTCCTCTTTCATTTGTTGTTTATTTTTTATTTTTGGATCTGGTAATACAATCATCATTCTTTCAAAGTATGGATTGTTGTCGCTGAAGTTCCAACCTCTTTTTCTAGTCAATCTAGCATGAGCTTGGTACTGTCTATTTTTCCAATCTATCTCGCTAAATTTTAAAGCAGCCATATAGATGCTCCTAATATTAAAGCTAATTTAGGAAATAATAATGTAAGTAATACTATTCCAATTATTAAATGAAGCCAGCTCATCTGCTCTCCAATTCATTCATTGCTAACATAGTACACAAATCTGTGTGCAATGGTTTTTCATACATGTCTTTATGTTTAATATGTACGTTCTTTAATTTACCAGCTATCTCATCAAAATTAGTTCCTTCTGATAGAGCAATATCTATCTTCTCAACTAATGCTTTGAATAACTTCGATTTACTTTTTAGGTTCATTGGTTCCTTTTATCATTTGTTTTATTATCGTCGTATAAGGATTAGGCTGTAAGTCTTTAGCACAACTTACTAACATTATCTGTAAAAGTATTATCAAAGTAAGTTTCATTGTTTTTTCCTTATCCCATTAATATAAGAAATCCCATCATCTATGTCAAGCTGTATTTTATGTTAATATGATTTATGAAAGAATTTTTTCTATTTGGTATTTTATGCACAATTAACCCAATGACTGGTGTAGAACAGTGCGCCTATATCAATGAGGCTCCAATAGTATATTACTATGAAAAAACCTGTAAAGACGTAGCAGTTAAAAAAGTCAATGAAATAGGGACTAATTTAACTAAAGTAGGGGTCAAAATAACTCAATTAAAGATAGCCTGCATTGTTGACAAGTCTAAAGTAAACACTTGATTTTACACCAAATAGTTGATAAGATAATCACATGAAGCAATATCGTTTTCAATGTTACGCAGCTGGGCTATATTTCACTAGTGTCGTAAACGCTGCTAATGATGAGGATGCGATAGAAGGCTTCGCACAGAATATAATTGATAAAAAGTATTCTGTAGAAACCGATGGTTTCGGTCGTGGTAAACGTCGAATCCATCTTACTTATGAGGAGCTAGATAATGGCACTACAAAAGTTGATATCGGAGAAGCTACAGCTGGAATCCAAATGGGCCAGCCAAGCGTTGTCACAAGGTAGAGTTACTACAGACATGAAGTGGATCGATATTAAAATTAAAGAATTAAGAGTTGCAATCAACAATCAAAGTGTAGTTGATGCAAAGTCTCTTTACCAAGAAACTGCTTAATTAGTAGTTTTATATTGTCGAAAAAAAATCAATTTTTACCTAGGGATTTCTTGCCTCTTTTTTTGGCTGATGAGTTCTAAACTCTAAGGCAATCAGCCGTCACCAAGACGCTTTATTGCGTTAGATTAATGGGTTCAAAGTTTTTTATATCTTCAAAAGCTTTTTCTGCTTCTGCTTCAATTTTTGGATCAGCTATGCTCATATCATTTAGTTCATAGTCTAAATTATTAAACCCCCCACATCTTTCACCTTTATTGTCATAATCATGACATACCATATTTTTTAAAGTGAGATCAAAGTTACCTAATAATTTTATAACTCTATTTATCTCAGCTCTACTAAATGCTGCAGCACCATCCCCAAGCACTGCCGCAAAATCTCTTGGAGATACTTTAGTAAGACCTTGAAGAGTCATACCATGTACATGATCGGGTTTAAGATATGTATCAATCTTATCTAATAGTATATCTTCAAACATAAAGCCTTCACAGTTTCTTAACGAAGCTTCACTTATTTTTATTTTATTATTCATATTAACCTCTTAGTTAGTTATAATTGACGTTATCGCCAATCATCAAAAACATAAAATACTGGGATAGATATGCAAGTCTTTTTTTAAAAAAGTTACACCTCTTGATTGAATTATAGCTGTTTTGGTTTTACAACTCTTACGTTTTCTGTGAATAAATGCGGAACTTTTTCTGTATATTTTTTCATTTTACCCTCCCACAATCTATCCATTAGTTTTGTTACATCTGGATGCATCTCCCAGGTCAAAACATTTAATCTTGAAAAGAAATTCACTTCTTCTCTTGTTTTAGCAACATAGAAAAAACTAGCGTCACCGTGTTTTTTAATAGCTCTAAATCTATGATTACCATTTCTAATTTCATTTTTAAGATCTATAACTATTGGACATAATAAACCATTTTGTTCGATATCATTTCTTACTACAGCTTTAAAATCTGCATGGGTTCCGTGAATCATTTTAAGATCTTTAAACTTTCTAAGTTCTAATCTATGTTTAAATATTGTATATAAAGGCCAAATAGTTTCACCGTAGTTTGCAATTATATTTTTATGAAGCTTGTCCAAAATCATCTCCTAACGCAACGTCAACTTTACTTGGGACTTTAAACTCCATACAGTTTTCCATTGCTTCTTTAATTATTTTTACATCTTTTTCATTTTCTACATCAAAACAAAGTTCATCGTGTATCTGTACTTTTGGTAGATAACCTGCTTCATAACAAGCAATGATAGCTTGTTTAGTTTGATCCGCAGCAGAACCCTGTATTAATCTATTTAATGCTTTGTAAGTAAAAGCTCTTTTAATATTACTTCTACCGTATTTTGATGAAGCATTTTCAAAGGTTTCAGCTGTATGAATACCAAAGTCTCTTGGCTCCCACATATCAAACCTACACTTTCTACCTTTCTTAGTTCTAATAACACCTTCGTCACTTGCTTTCTTCATACATCTGTCAGATAATAGCTTCACAAATGGAACCTTTCTATTATATTTTGCTATTAGGGCTGATGCTTCTTCAGTTGATAATCCTAGAGAATTGGCCAATTTATTTTTCCCCATACCATACATTAATCCTAGCCCTATTGTCTTTGCTTGCTTTCGTTCTATGCCTGCTAAATCGGCTACAGTCTGGTGAAAGTCAGTTTCTGAGTTTGTATACGCCTCTACTAGTTCATTAGAGCCTTCATAGCCCTCACCAATAGAGGCTGCATAGTGTACTACCATTCTTGGTTCTTGCTGTGAGTAATCAAAACTTCCCCATTTACAACCTGTCTCGGGTAAGAAGAGACCTCTGATTTTTGGTCCAAAGTCTTTATTACGAGCGGGTAACTGTTGAAGATTAGGATTAGCCATAGACAGACGGCCAGAGACAGTGCCCCCACTGTCAGAACGTAACTGATTAATTTCCCCATGTATCCTTCCATTGTGTTCGTATTTTAATATTGAGTCTAAGAATGTACCATGAAACTTGTTAATCTCCCTGGCTTGTGCTATATATTTACTAATTTCGTGTTTCGAATTAGATAACCAATTTTGTGTAAAAGATGGCTCATGAGTTTTGTCAGTACGTGGATACTCTATCCCTAATTTGTCGTAGGCTTCGGCTATTTGTCTTGCTGCCCATATGTCTACTTCTTTTCCACATAGCTCTTTTATTTTTATTAAAAATTCTTTTTCCTGAGCTTGAAATTCTTTCTTTAATTTATGAGCTTTTTCAACGTCTACTTTTATACCTTTCTGTCTCATTTTAATTAAGATAGGTAATAATTTAGTTTCAAGTTCCCATACCGTTTGTAAATTTTGATTGTTAATTTCTGGTTTAAATCTTTGCCATAAAAGATAAGTTAACCTTGCATCTTGCTCTGCATAAAAACCAACATGCTCTGCAGGTAACATCCACATCTCCCCTTTAGGATCTATACCGTGATCCTTTGCAGCTTCTTTTAGATCTTGTTCGGACTTTAGCTCACCAAGATAATCTTTAGATAATGCATTTAAGCTATAAGACCATCTGTTCTCATCAATTACAGCAGCTGTAATCATTGTATCCACTATTTCACCTTCTACTTTTATACCCATTTGTGCTAACCAACCTACGTCGTACTGTCCATTATGGAATATTTTTCTTGAAGGTAACTTACACACATCTTTCATGTATTGAATTACTTGTGGCTCAATCATATTACCACCACCAAAATGTTTAAAAGGATAATAACCCTGCCATCCCTCTACTGCTACAGCAAAACCAATAACATAACCATTACCAGTTGCCCAACCTGCACCTAATTTATTATTAATTCCATCATCTCTTGTTTCTAAATCAATTGCTATCTCGTCATATTGAGATAGATCTTTGTATTCCGATGGACAAGACCAAATATGTTTTTTTAAATTAAATGTTAATTGTAAACCTGTCATGCTGATGCCTTTTGATTAAGATAATAAACTCTTCTTTGAGAGCCATCATATTTTGCTAACCTTCGTTTCATTTTTTGATTCTCCTCGTATAGTTCTTCATTACGCTCAGTAAGCTTTTTAATTTTCGCTCCATATATTTTTCTATAGAGTAAGCTCCAATTTCTACCTACGCTTTTTTGCTTTATCATCTGTCAGTTTTTTTATTTCTAAATCACAATAATGTTTTATTTTCTCTAGATCCTGTATACCCGCTTTGTTTTTGTACCGACAAACATATTTAATTACATTGCCTTGGAAGAAAGATAAATCATTCTTTGAAATAAACTCATAGGGTTGTATATGAAATTCTTTGTAATGGTTCCCCCCAACCTGTTTATCTTGTGGAAAGGAACTATCAAACATATCTTTATTTGTCATACTCCACACATCCCTTCACATTCATTGTTAAATAAATCAGGACCCTCATCGTTTTTAAACTTTACTTGATCTAAAGGAACACACTGTCTGTGTACAAAGTTTTTTACTTTTGGCTCATGCATACGCATCTTTTTATCAAATTCTACAGCAGATGCAAATTCTTTCGGTCTGTTATTTTTCATATCTATCCAAAAATTATCATCATGAAAAGGACATCCAATACAAGCTGATTTAACTGGTATTTTAAAACCTTTGCCTTCATACCATTTTAGACAATCTGTCCTAGACATTTTCTTATCAATTAATGGCCATACATTTTTCTACCACCAAAATCTTGATGGTTTCATACGCATAATCTCATCTGTTGATATACCTACCCATACTTCTATATGTTCTGTTTTAGGAAACCTTTGTCTAGGCACAAGGCCACATAACTCTCTAATTTTTTTAGCGATCGGAGTTATTTTATATTCTCTAGTACATTGTCTACGACCCATACCCTTTTTACCATTCTCGTTTAATGTATAAAATGGAGCAGAAGCAAACTGATTACCACCTGGTGCGAGAGCCTTGAGGATGTCATCTTGGATATTACCCTTTTTAACAATGTGTACAGGGTAACTTAAAACGCCTTTAAGATATTCAAGGTGCTCTATTACCGGCGCAGGTTCCCATCCCGTGTCTGCGAAGATCGCTGCGTCAGGTTTAACCCCAAACTCTCCTGCGTCAGCCATCAAGGCCATTGTCGAACTTTGTACACCAGCTCCTAGCGATAATATTCTTAATTTTGGTTCTTTGTTTACTTCCATACCCTCTCCTTTTAATTGTTTCCTTGTAAAAATACAAGATAATCTTCACCAATAGGGTAATGATATTTATAATCAGTACTTAATAAATGTAGGCTATCTCTTGCTCGTGTTACTCCCGTATACCAAACTTTCTTTTCATTTGATTTTTCTTCATTGTTTTTATGTCTATAACTTGCAGGCCAATTAGCTTTTGAATAAAGTAACACATGATTAGCCTCATCCCCTTTAACGGAATGTATTGTATCTATTATAACATTAGGGTTACCGTCAAGCTTATCTTGTTTATACCTTCTCAATAATCTTAAAAAATAAATAACTTGTCTTGGTTTAAAATTACGTCTAAGGATCCACCACCATTGTTTACTTTGATCTTCATCAGGTAGATCTAAGCCACACCATTCCTTTAAAGCTTTAAAGTTATATCTTGTATAATCCGGTTGCTGTGACCAAAACTTATTGGTTCTATAATCAGAGCTAGTTACTTGTCTGATATACCTATACATAGCCTCAGCTTCTTTTTTCATAATCTCTTTACCATTAGAAATAGCTGTCCAGGCTTTAATAGCTACCCATTGATTCTGATCAAATGACTTACGACCTTTGTTATCCGCAAAATATATACCCGCATCTTTGGCTAATGCTTTTAATTCATTAACCGTTGTATTTACCCTTCCAAGTAAAAACCATTTACCATCATCTTGTTCAAAAGGTATTTCTTTAAAGCTTAAATATCTTTTTACTGTTCCGTCTTTAACTAAAGGTTCAAACTCCTTATCAACGCTGTCTAAGATACCTTTACGAACTATTTGTGAGAACTGGTGTATTGCAGTGCCAAATCTTCTAGTCTTACGTAACACCACTTTTCGTCCTGGAAAATACTTAGTAAAGTAATTTGTATCCGCACCATTCCATTGGTAAATAGCTTGGTCATCATCTCCAGCTAAATAAATTCTTTTTACATTCTCAGACATCTTATAAATTAAGGACCACTGTAAAGGAGTAAAGTCCTGAGCTTCATCTAATATTAATAGATCTAATGCCGGAAAATCTATCTCATGTAGAGCTCGTTCAATCATATCTGTAAAATCTAAAAAAGATTTATCACTACCGTTTTTCTTATAATGTTTATAAGTGTCTATCTTTCTAGTAAACACATCAAGTGATTCTTTTTTTTGTGATTCTTTCTTATAAACTAATACCGGATCCTCTAATAAGTTTCTTGACTTATCATACACACCTAAGGACCAATCAACATAAGTAAAATTATCTTGAGATAATCTATTATCAGATCTCTTAACAAAATTATTAGTTAAGGCGTAATCAATCATACAGTCTTTAGTATCAAATATTTCTTCCTCAAAGTATCTTCTACAATATGAATGTAATGTTCTAAATCTTGAGAATGATTGTGAATTTAAATTAGGGAAAGCTTCTAAAGCTCTTATCTTAGCCGTGTCTACTGCTTTATTAGTAAAAGATATAAAAGCAATCTTCTCTGGATCAGTACCTTGTTTAAGGTATTTTTTAACAACTCTTTCAATTAAAGTCCAAGTCTTCCCTGTTCCTGGAGGACCAAATATTTTAATTGTCTTGTTGTGTATCTTTTTTTGTTTCTGGAGTCCTAAATTTTGCGTGGTATCCATCATCCATCTCACTAAGTTCTTCTTGGTTATTATTTTTTGGTTTTATTTTTTGGTGGTTAACAAAGTCAGGCATAGTTACATACCAGACGTTACGCTCGCCTTCAAAGAAATCATGTTTTTCACATTTAAGTAATCTAACTGCTTGGTTAACAGTGTTAAATGGAGTTTTACGTCTACCTAAAAAGTCTGCAAGTGTATTACGTTTGAAGTAACAAATGTTTTCTTTACTATCTAGTACTGTGTAACCATCTTTAAGTTTAGTGAAATCATCCTGTTCAATCGTACTTTCAAAAAATATTTTAAGTGTATTATACTTCTCTTCCTCTACTGTATCTTCATATTTGAATGAAATATTCTCTACAGCACTTTCTAATAAATGTTTCATTAATAACTCAAATGGACTAGGCCCCTTTTTAGGCCTAGGTAAAGTAAGCCAAAAGATTCTGTACTTAGCTAAACACACACGCCATGATTTCTCATCTTTAGTGTCTTCAGGCTTAAATGTAATATGTTTATCTCTAAAATCACACTCAAATAAAATACCTTTTGAATCTTCTGTATAAGTTAAGTCCGTAAATTCATTTTTAATATCTGGCGCTTGAGTACCAATTCCAAGCTTTCTAAGCTTACAAGTTTCTTTATCACATATAGAAGCTACAAACATATGTTTAGGTGGACAAAAGTATTCGTAGCCTTTTGTATGTACTGACTGTGCGGTCCCATCACTTTCAGTTCTTTTTAAAGCACCTTTAGGGTGGGTGGCAAATATTGTTTTTTGTCTTTCCCAAGCAATGTCTTTTAATTGTTTTACAGTAAGATTACCTTCTGCTTTTTTCATTTCAGTAACACAAACGTTAAACAACATACTGTTTCTCTCCCCAGACCAACCTTCTTGAATTACTTTCTGCACACAAGGTGGATAGTCTCTCCAATCTGTTTCAGCATTGTACTCAGTTACTTTATAATTATAAAAATCTTTAGGGGTAATAGTTTTCTTTTTTGCTAATTCTAAAAAGCCGCCCAACATTAAAG